TTTTGATGACCTGAGAATTACTGAAATGCAAGATAAAACTAAGCTGGGTGGTTAGTTGGGTTTGGATAATGGATCAGTTGCAAGTTGAAGGAAAATAAATGGCAGACGCGCCCGGCCACATTGTTCTGCCAAACGACGACGTAGATACCTATGCAATTCAGGCTTTGTTCAAGGGTGAGGCCAGCCCGGACCAGCAAATCCGCGCCCTCAAGTGCATCATCGAAGAGATATGCGGCACCTACAATATGACCTTCGACCCTGAAAGTGCCCGGTGGTCGGACTTCAATGAAGGAAAGCGCCACGTTGGCCGTACCTTGGTCAACCTGTCCACCGTCAATGTCGGAGCGATCAAACAGGCATTGCAGAAACGTAAAGCACCCTTAGTTAAATCCCACCGCAGAAGAGATAAAGGAGCAAGTTAGATGGCTGAAGCTACCGGACAACCCGAACCTACACCGGCCCCGGAACCTACACCGATTCCCGAACCAGAACCCACACCGGCCCCGGAACCAGCGCCCGAACCAGAGACAGCGCCCGCGCCCGAACCAGAGCCAGAACAATTCTCGGGATTGCCGGATGATTGGAAAACCGATGCCGTCGCCTATGCCGCTGGGGACGAAGACCACAAGGATTACGAAAAGAACGTCGAAAGACTCAACAAGCGGATGGCGCGTTTCCCCAATCCCGGCGAGATTCTTAAATCATTCATCAATGTCGAAACCGCCTTCAAGAAGGGGAAAGACCCTGACCCGTTCCCCGAAGAAGGAACCGACGAGCAAAAAGGCGCTTGGCGCAAGAATAACGATGTCCCTGAAGCCCCTCTCAAAGCGGAAGACCTTAAATTTGATAGTGGCCTTGTAATTGGGGAGGGCCAAGAAGATGGCGTCAACGATTATCTAAACCGGGCTTTTGCGAAGAATCTCTCGAATACCCGTATCAAGGAGGATATCGAACTCTACTACGAAGTCCAAGACAACATGATCAAGGAACGTCATGTACAAGACGAAGAGGATAAAATAAACAGCACCGCTGAACTGCAACAAACGGTGGGCAACGATATAGGCCCGACCGTCAGGGCGGCGGTTTCACTCTTCAAGGGATTCTCCAAGGCCGATGGTGAATACATTGATGCTCCCAAAGGATTGTATGACCAAATCCTTGGTGCCCGGCTTACCGATGGCACTGCTCTTGGCAATGATGCAGATATACTTCGGTATCTGTCCCAAGTCGCCCTGGAACTTGACCCCGGCATCACCACCTCTCCCGGTATGGGCGCGAGTTCTCTAGGGAACGTGGTTACCGAAATGGCAGAGATCGAAAAATTGATGAAGGACAAGAAAAGCGAATACTACTCCGGTCCCAAGACCCCGGACGGCAACAAGACGGTCATGGAAGCCCGCTATCTTGAACTTGTCGAAGCCAAGATGAAGATGGAAAAGCGGTCTGAAACATGAGGCCCATCCATGAAAATACGGTTATCCATGTTGATATAACCAACGCATGTCACCTGTCGTGCGCTCACTGTACGCGGGCGGTCGGCCACCATCGCAAGCCGTATTTCATGCCGCTGGAAATGGTCGAAAAGGCGATAACCAGTCTTGATGGGTTCCCTGGACGTGTTGGAATCATGGGTGGTGAACCTTGCCTTCATCCCGCGTTTAATGAAATCCTCGCCCTTGTCCGGAAACTTATTCCCGACAGGCGGCGACGGGAATTCTGGACGGCAGGGTTCAAGTGGGAAGAATACCGCGACGATATCCTGGCAACATTCGATCCAGATATGGTCACTTACAACGATCACACACAAGTCTCTGGCCGTCATCAGCCCCTTATGATTGCGATTGAGGAAATGATTGACGACCCCGAATTGCGAAAAATACTTATCGACAACTGCCCGTTTCAAGCCAGATGGAGCGCGGCCATCACCCCAAAAGGAGCCTTCTTCTGTGAAATTGCCGCCAGCCAAGATTACCTATTTGACGGCCCCGGCGGTTATCCCATAGAACCGGGGTGGTGGAAAAAAACACCGGAACAATTTCAGGATCAGGTCGGTGAATATTGCGGAAAGTGTTCAGGGGCGTTGCCAATGGCAACCTTGTCAGATAATCGTGGTGGCCGAGAATCCCCATCAGTTGATGTTGTGTCCCCAAAGAATCTTAAACGACTTCTAAAGGCTGGTTCGCTCCGGGCGCTAAAGGGGAACATCAAGGTTCGCAAGGAAAAATTCACCAAGGAAGAAATCGACGCTCACATAAAAACTTGGAAGCCGCGCAATTTCAGGAACTTCGTCGCCAATCTTCCAGAGGATTATCCCGATGGGCCACAAGACCCTTCACACCCGTCCGCCTAGAAAACCAACCAAAATCCAAAGACAAGCGAACAGGCTCTTGGGAATGGCGGGCGAAGAATTCAATGACCTGTTCTTGAGTTCTCAGGTAGTGCCAGAGTCCGGCGATCTGCCGTTCTTTTCCTCGAACATTACTCAAGTGGAAGTAGGAACTAATCTTGGAACCGAAGGGCGGTTTTTTCCCAAAGGAATTCCCCGGGAATCCATGTTGGGAAAGTTTGTTGAAAAAGAATACGGCTCCAGATTTTTGGATAAACCACTCGTTCACGCATCTAGGCCGACCCTTCCTGTCGTCATGCACGAATTTACCCACAAGGCCATCAACGATATAAAGCTTCACACCACTACCGGGGAATTTAAAAACCTGATAAAGCCCGTGACACTTGGCGGCATGGAAATGGATGAAGAGGATTACATTAGAATCATCGACATGCGAAGACTCCCAGAAAACATCGATATGCGGGACGAAGTTAAAAATTATTTCACCAAACTCAGGACTAAAAAAATATCTGAGGATGAATTCAATTCGCTTGAAGCTAATGAAGCTGTTTTGGATAATCTAAAAACGCTCGAATTGCTGGTAGCCCTATTGCCGAGCAAAACAGCGCCGGTTTTCGACTCAGAGAAGAATGAGATAGAGGTAGATTTTTCCAAGACAAAACCTCCCAGGAAGCCTACCTCTCCAGAGGCTATCGTTCGTAGTCGAGAATTTCTTGAAGCGGCGGCGCAGTTGAATCCATTAGCCTTACTTGGTAGGAATCCTGATAAAATGATATTCAGTGATATAAACTTCCCTCCAGGTAGTCTGCAAGGTTTTTCAGGCTATGTGGGGGCTATTACTTACCCCCCTCAGTTATATGCACTAGAAGGAGAGCCGTTTTTAAAAAAAATACTAGAGGAGCGTGATTTAGAGGAAGAGTTTGGCTCTGGTGGGTTTTCTGTAGTGGGTGCCTCCTATGCCCCTCAAAGGGGAAAACCAAGAACATTCCAAACCGCCCTACATGAAATGGCGCATGTAGCTTTTATGAGAGATTTTGATTTAAGAAAAGCAATCCTAACCCCTGATGGTAAACTTCCCGTGTTTGGGAATGGGGCGAAAATAAATGAAGAATCTTTACTCAAAATTATAGAAATAAGAAGCGGTCTAGAACAAGGTCAGGTGGAGTCAGTTGGCCCAGGAATAGTTAGTCATCAAATTGCGAGTCTTAGAATACAACTTAATGATCTGGAATTAACAAAGAAGGGTATATTCAAGGATAAGACAGTCAAAAAGCTACTTAAAAGGCTAGACTATGAAGTAGGACGTAGATTGAATATACCTAAACCTATCAGAGTTGGGGTAGGAAGATAATGCCAGCAAAGACAGAGAATCAACAAAATTTTATAGGCACTTTGACAAAATAATTTTAATTTACTAATCTTGTTTAAACGACCCGGACAACCCGCCCTTGCGGCCCCGGCCCACTACGCAACCACGGTCCCATAATCGGACATAGCGGCCCCCGCAAGGGACAACCCCCTTCCCCGAATTTTGGATAACCCGTCATCTTAACCAATGATGGAGGAAATCCGATGGCTGAAACAGCATATCAGATTCAGTACCGTCAGGAGTTCATCGCCGGTTTCGAGGACGAGCAATCACGCTTACGCACGACCACAGTCACCGAAACCGTTATCAAGGGAAACCAAGCGACTTTCCTTGTGGCGGACTCCGGCTCTGCTACCGCGACAACTCGCGGCGTGAACGGTTTGATTCCGGCCCGTGCCGACAATCTGACCCAACTCACCGCCACGCTGTTGGAGTGGCATGATCTGGTTCGCAAGACTGGCTTCAATATCTTTGCCAGCCAAGGCAACCAGAAACGCATCATGCAAAAGACTACGATGGCCGTCATCAATCGGAAGATCGACGATGACATCATCGCCCAACTTGATACCCTGACCAACGACGTTGGTACTTCGGCGGCGACCGCCACCCTCGACATGGTGGTTCATGCCAAAGTCATCCTTGGGGACAACTTCGTTCCCATCGAAGAGGAAGACAATATGTTCGGTCTAATCACCCCTGCCTTTGAAGGGTACTTGATGCAGATTCCCGAATATTCGTCTTCCGACTATGTTGCTGTTCAACCTTTTGTCGGAGCGACGAAATTGTTCCGGCGTTGGGCGGGCATCAATTGGATTGTCCATCCACGGCTCACTGGCTCAGTCGGTGCCGGTTCTACAGGCTCGACCGAGAAGTGCTACGTCTATCACCGCAATTGCATCGGCCACGCTTTCGACACGGACTCGCTCAATGAGTCCACCAAGAACGTCGTCGGCTATGACGAGGAACAGGATTACTCGTATGCCCGTGTGTCGGCCTTCATGGGCTCGAAGCTTTTGCAAAACGCTGGCGGCGTCTTGATGAACCATGACGGTTCCGCCTACGTTGCAACTTAGGAGGGCTGAACATGGCGTATGCAAAAGCTAGTTCAAGTGCTGGCGCGAACCCTCCGCTTCTGATTGGCGATCAGCCGATTGCTGGACCCCGTAATTTGTTCTATG